CTGCGTGGTTTGCGTGGCCTCCATCTGCTTGGGAGGAACGAGGACTTTGACGGTGACGGTCATTGGAACCCCTGGATATTGTTGGAGACGGTGACGATGATAGATGGGATGCCGGGATGCGGAGCAGCGGCAGGCACGGCCAGCAGTTCCACCGATAGGTCGCTCACCGAAAACATGATCTCGATGTAATCGCCGGCCTTGAGGCTGAAGAAGTAATTGAGCGCCGAAAAAATCTCGGCGTTGTTGCCCTGGATTCTCACCTGACTGGCAGAGTCAGTGACGTCCACACCATTCTTGCGAAACCAGATGTAAAGCTCTGCGGTGCCGCCACTCGTCTTGTCGAATTGAACGGACAGTTGCAGGTTGTAAATGCCGTCCGTGTCCACGTTGATGCGCGACTGCGGGGAACCGCTCAGGAACACGCCGGATGACAGGTCCGTGGTGTTCAGCGTTACCTCGGTGGCCGTGTTGATCACCAGCGCCGTTTGCGTGGCAGTGCTGTAAAACGAGCCATACCGAGAGCGCTTGAACTCGCGCTCGGGCGGCGCCGTGGCCAGCAACTCGACCAGCGACGACAGTTGCGAGATGGCGTCGAGCGCCTGCTGCGCCTTGGCGTCAGCCTGGAACGCCACATCCTGCGCCAGCGTGGCCACAGCATCCAGCGCCTCAACAGCCTTCTGGTCTGCCGTCGTGCTTTGAATGGCCGCGTCCTGGGCGACCGTTGCGATGGAATCAAGAGCCTCAACAGCCTTCTGGTCTGCGTTACCGGCTGCGATTGCGATGTCATTCAGCGTCGTCGGCTGCAAAGCATCAGCGAGAGCAAACAGCCGCTCAAACTGCCTGATCTGCTCATGATCCTGCAGAAACGACGCGAGTTGGTCCCGCGTGAGGTTCAGGCGTGACGAGGTGGCCATGTCAGTACATCGTCGGCTCTAGCCGCGCCTCAAGGCGGATGAACGACAGATGCGCGTCAGAGTCGCCCCGGAACCGCTGCATGCGGAAGTTGCGCATCGCGCCCTGCCGGAACCACACCAGGCGCTTGGTGGTGGCGCCCGTGGTGCCCACCGTGATGAACTTGTCCTGGCTCCAGGCTTGCCCGTCGAGGCTGTACGAGGTGCTGATCTGCGGGTTGACGCCGACCGCCACGCGGCCCGTGAGAGAGACGAGTTCGATGTCGTGGAAGATTACGCTCTTCGACTCGTTGTAGACGATGGCTGTCCCGAACTCCCAGCGCACCGTCTGGCCCCAGTGCTGGCCGGTCAGGCCCGTCAGGTAGCCAATGGCGCTTGACTGCGGGTCGCCCACCAGCCATCGGTTGTAGGCCCAGACCAGATTGCGCGCACGGTACTGTGCAAAGCCCGCCGTAGTGGTGGTCAGCGTGAACCAGATGAACTGCTTGACGGCCTCGCTGGCTGACGCATCGAAGACCAGTGTGCGGTCAGGCAGATGCACATACAGGTGCTGGTGCGCCTTGTCGTTGCGGGCCTCCAGCTTGACCAGCGAGAGTTGCGCGTCGGTGTAGGTCGCCAGGATGCGGTCCACCTCATCGGTGCTGATCTTGGTGGCCGTGGCATTGGCACCCAGGTAGATGCTAGGCTCCTCGTTGCGGCCACTACCAAGAAACGCGATCTGCTCCTGAAACACGCAGCACGCAAAGGTGCCAACGGCGCCCTTTTGCACTTGAGCGCCGTCAATGCGCTGGAACGGGAACAGCTCGCCACCTACGTTGTCGAACACCTCAATGGTGTGCGTGTTGATCGCGTAGACCTCGTTGCGCAGCTTGACCAGCGCTACCACAGGGTCTGGATCGGCCTCGCTGGAGCCGTACTTTAGCGGGTTGACGGCAAAGGGGTTCGACAGTTCGGTGACCACCAAGAACTCGCCGTCCGTAGTCATCCAGTAGCCATCGACCCAGCACATATCGACCACCGTGCCGAGATCGGGATCCACGTTCTGCGCCAGCACGTTTGTGGTCGGATTCCAGAACCAGAGATTCCCAGCGGACGCGATGCCCAGCAGATCGAAGCTGTAGTCCAGCGTCACCAACTGGTTGTCGTTGCCGACATCGCCCAGCACCGTCACGGTGCCCGTGTTGCTGACCGTGACGAGCTTGCTGCCCATCACGCGGTAGACAATGCCGTTCCAGTAGATGCCGCCACGGTCGATGCCAGGCCCGGTGCCGTTGCCCACGATGCCGTCACCAGGCCGCAGGAACGAGTCGCTGATGCCCGACGGCACTGGCGTCGGCACCATGTTCACCGGGTACGAGGTCCGAATGTCCGGCCCGTTGTCGGTGTAGATGCCGCTCAGGATGGGGATTTGCATGTCAGCAGTTCCAGGCCTTCAGCGCCAGCGCCTTGCGGGTAGGCTTGCCCTTCTCGTCCTTCATCGGCCCAGGCATGCCACCCATGCGAGCGCAGAACGACTTGCGCCGCGCCGCGTCTTTCTCGTTCTTGGGGTTGGGTGCCGGCGGCTTCAGATTCATGCCCTGCGCCTTCGCAGACGCCCTACCCTTGGCGTTCAGGCCACCCTTGGGGTTCTGGCCCTCCTTGCGGGTCCAGGCGGGCGTCTTGGCCATATCAACGCAGGCCCCGGCCCGAGATGATGTGGATCGAACCACCCCCAGCAGGCGCGATGTACGCCACCGTGCGCTCGGTCTTGCCCTTGCTGAGGCTGACCTGCGCGCTGGGTGGCAACGGGAAGTCTGCCGTGGTGGCCGTCTGCGTGCCCTCTCCCACGCGGACATAGGTCAGCACGGTGGTGCTGAGGTTCGTGATGACCACGCCCTCGTCGGCCGTCGTGAGTGTGCTGGATGCAGAGGCCACGCCAGGCGAGACGACAAGGCCCGTGCCGTAGGCTGGGCAGAAACTTTCAATGGTGGACGACATGATGATCCTCAGTAGGTCAGGCGATGCGATACCAGGAGTTCGTGGCCTGGTAGAACCTCATGCGGAAGAAATCCTCTGCCGCCAGCGTGGTGGGGTCACCGAACCCAGCCGCCGCGCCGTTGAGCGCCAGCGTGAACGCTGTGATTTGCTGCGTGGTGGTGATGAGAACCTCGGTGCCATCGGGCGTCAGGGTGTTCAGCGGCAGGGTCACGGTGCCGGTGGCCAGCGTGCCAGCAGGCTGGATGACGGCCCACTGCGCCTGCGCTACAGGCGTGGGCAGCGCAATGTTGAACCCGGTGCCCGGCGTGTAGAGGTTCGTTGCCACCGTGGGCGCGGCGAACTGCTGCTGGAAGTAGGCCAGCAGCGCCGACATCGGCAAGCGGCGAGCGTCGCCCGTGTTCGGTGCGTAGACCGCCAGTTGGTCACCGGGTGATGCCTGCGACAGCAGCGGCAGTTGATAGATGAGTGCCATGTGTGCCTCGTTGCGCGATGCGCGTCAGTTGAGTTCGAGCGGGCCGTCAGGGCCGACTTGCACCGGATCGACGGGCGGCCGAACGAACGGATTGTCGTACACGCGCCAGGGCTTGTTGCCAGCACCCGACGGCATCGTGCTGGGCATCTGCTGCTCCAGCGGGAACGTGGCGCGCTGCAGCAGCGTGTCATAGCCCTGCTTGGCGGTGGCCATCGTCATGGGCATGACCTGCTTGCCGTAGCTCGGCGCTAGGCGGATGCCCAGGCTGCAGATGATGGCCTCGTAGGCCGAGTCTGGCACGTTTGTCTCTTCGTCGATGCTGCCGTCCTGCGGGCTCGACGGGATCGGGTAGCCGAGGCGGATGCCCTTGCCGTTCCAGTCGGCAATCATGGCGTCTAGGCGGCGCCGGGCAGACTCCAGTTGATCGGGCTGCAGGTCGAAGGTGTACGCGGCCAGGCCGATCTCCTCGAACGCCGCGAGGATGAATTGCCGCTTGGTGTAGCCCATCTGTTGCTCCGTCAGATCGGGTTCATGGCCGCGCTGATCTTGGCCATCAGCGTGGCATCAGACCAGCGCTTGTCGGGCTTGATGCCCAGGATCTCGGCCTGCTGCAGCATCTCGGCGCGGGTTGCCGGTGCGTCATCGGCAGGCGGTGCCGCGGGCTCCTCGACCTCCACCGCAGTTGCCGGGATGGCGTCTTCTGCCAGCCTGGCTTTCAGCCGCGCCAGCAGCTTGGACGCAGACACATTGCGGGCCTGCGTGCTGGTCAGCCCGTGCGTGAATGCCCGCTCGCCGCATGCCGCGATGGCGGCGCGGACGTTGGTGTGGTAACCCTGCGCCAGCATTTCGGCCAGCTCGGCATCGCTGTTCACTGGAGCGAAGCGATACGCTCCACCAGACGAGTGTCGCTGCGGCCCAGGGCTGCGGAAGACAAAGGTCGGGAATGTGGGCATGGTCACTTCTTCTTTGCGGTCTTGGCTGCGGCGCGGAAAGCAGCCGCAGTCGGCGCGCCTTTGGCTCCGGGCTTGCGCATGCGCTCCTTGGAACCAGCCTCGATTCTCTCGCGTTTTGCCGCGATGTTGGCGTACAGGCCAGGCGGCTTGGCTTTCATTTCTTTGCCTTCGCTGGTGCCTTGCTCGGCTTGCCAGCCTTCTTGGCAGCGGTGCGTGCGGTGTTCAATGCCACGGCCACGGCCTGCTTCTGCGGCATGCCGGACTTCATCTCCTTGGAGATGTTCTTCGACACGCTGGCCTTCGAGTAACCCTTGGTCAACGGCATGATGTGCTCCAGATGTGAAAACGCGGGCGGCAGCTTGTCACCACCGCCCGCGCTGCACTTGCTCGCCTTCAGTATTAGATGCGATAGGTGGCGAACGTGTTGGTCGCCGTCTTGTAGGTGCGGAACTGAGCGCTGGTGCTCACGGCAACGATGGCGGCGCCGTTGATGTTGTTGCCAGACGCAGCGTTGGTGATCGTCACGGTGTTGGCGCCAGTCGAAAGATTGACCAGAGCCCAGTCGAAGAAATCACCCACATCGAACTGAGCAGCCAGTTCCATGTCAGCACCGTTCGGCAGCAGCACGGCGATGGTCGCGCCGGTTGCCTGAGTGGTGGTGATGATGCCAGACATCACCTTTGCAGTCGTCAGCGTTGCGGCCGAGTTCTGCGTGGTGGGAGTGCCTTGGTAGTTCGAACCGAACACCACCGGAGCGACGCCGATCTGGTACTCCACCGAAGCCGCGCCAGCATTGATGATGAGCGTGGTTTCTGCGGTGTACGGACCGAGCAGCTTGTAGCCGGTGAACGTGCTTTCCAGATCGTTCTG